ATTAACTGATTCTCTCAAAAGTTTTATTTCATTAAAATTATTTTTTAATTTTATTATATCAAACATACTTAAAATAAGATTATAATATTATTTTGATATGTCTAAATTAATTATCAATTACATTGGGTTAAAAATATATTATTCTAATATATTATTAATTTACAAATGAATTATATTAAAATAGCATACATTAATTATTGGAATGATCCATTTAATGATACTTTTTTTGATTATTTTATAAAAATTAACTTGAATTGTAATATTATAATCAAAGTAAATTATCATGAAATTCCAGATATTTTAATAGCATCTGTTAATGGTAATATTAATATTATTGATAAGATAAAAGCAAAATGCAAAATTTTTTATTATGGTGAAAATTTAGATAGTTATCCACCATATAATAATATTGAATTATTAAAAAGTAAATTTGATATTATTGCTGGTTTTAAATATACGAATAAAAAAGAAAAAATTTTTAGATTTCCACTTTGGTTAATATATTTTCCTTTTTATAATTTTGAAAATGAAGACAATATAATTAAATATATTGAAAATAAATATTATGAAAATGTAAAAAATAATAAAACTATGTTTGCTACATTAATATCTAGACATGATAGAGGAGGTCAAAGAAGAATAATATATAATATATTATCTCATTATGGAAATATTTATTGCGCAGGTGATTTTAATAATAATACAAAAAAAATTGGACCATTACAGAGTGAAAAAATTAATTATATTAGTAACTCTCTTTATAGTGTATGTCCCGAAAATTCTATATATGAAGGATATACTACAGAAAAAATATTTCAAGCATTTGAAGCGGGTACAATACCTTTATATTGGGGTCACGATTTGCCCGAAAAAGAAATTTTAAATAAAAATAAATATTGTTTTTGTAATATAGAAGATAATAATATTTTAAAACAACAAATACAAGATGTGGTTTTAAATAAAGATAAATATATTGAAGGAAAAATATTTAATGAAAATGCAAGAATTGTAATTGAAACTTATTATAATGATTTAATTAATGAAATAAAAAAATATATATAAATATTCTTTAAATAAATATATATTATATATATTATGAAATTAGATTGTGTATTAACTGCTGTTAACGAAAATCCATTATATTTAGATTTTGTTCCTATTTTTTTAAAAACATGGAATAAACTATATCCGGATGTAGATGTAAAAATTATTTTAATCGCTAAAACTTTACCAGAAAAATTATTATTATTTAAAGATAATATTATTCTTTTTGAACCGATTGAAGGAGTATTAACAAGTTTTACATCACAGTTTATTCGGTTATTATATCCGTGTATTCTTAACTATTATAATGGTGTTATGATAACTGATATAGATATATTGCCTATGAATCCAAATTATTATACAAATAATATAAAAAAATATGATAATAATAAATTTATTTATTATCGAGGTAATGTTTGTTTTGAATATAAACAAATATCTATATGTTATAATGTAGCCACACCCGAAATATGGAAATCTATTTTTAAAATAAATTCAATAAATGATATTATAGATTATATAAAAGATATAACTAACAAGAATATAATTAAAGAAGGTTATGGAAATAATTTGTGGTGTATTGATCAAATTATATTATATGATATGGTAATTAAATGGAATAAAAAATTTAATAATTTTATATGTTTAAATGAAAACAATACAGGTTTTAATAGATTAAATAGAAATACATTTAGTGACATTAATAATATAATGAAGAAAAATATAAGCGAAGGTATATATAGTGATTATCATTGTTTTAGACCCATGAGTAAATATTATGAAATTAATTGGAAAATACATAATTTATTAAAATAATTATCATTTATTTTATATTTAAATATATAATTATTAAAATATTTATATTGTATAATGTCAAATTATTGGGATCCAGCATTTTTGAATAAATTAGAAATTAATAATATAAAAACCATTTTTGAAGTGGGTGCACGTTATGGTGATGAAACAAAAAAACTTAATCTTATTTTTCCAAACTCAAAAATTTATTGTTTTGAGTGTAATCCAAATACAATTGAAATATGTAAAACTAATTTAAAAAATATTCAAAATGTAAGTTTTTATGATTTTGGTTTAGGACATCAAGAAACTAATCTACCATTTTATTCATATATCAATAATAATGATGGAGCCTCTTCGTTTTTAAAAAGAATAGATTATAATTCTACACAAAGAGAAACAGGAATTATTAATATAAAACAGATTGATACATTTGTTAGAGAAAAAAATATAGATAATATTGACCTTTTATGTATGGATGTTCAAGGTTATGAATTAAATATTTTAAAAGGAGCAAATAATTTTATTAAAAATATAAATTATATAATTATGGAAGAGCCCAAACCTATAATTAATAATAATTATTTACCAAATAATATCCACTCTAAATATATAAATAGTCCCACTTCACAAGAAATTAAAGAATTTATGTTAAAAAATAATTTTATAGAAATAGAAAGAATTTCTGAAAATAAAATAGAAGACAATGTTATGTACAAAAATAAATTAATAAAATAAATTAATAATATTTAAATACAGTATTTATATATTATTAAAAATGGATAAAGATTTAGTAAGTGTAATAATACCAACTTTTAATAGATTCGAATATTTATTAAACACAATAGAATCTGTAAAAAATCAAACATATAAAAATTTAGAAATTATAGTAGTTAATGATAAATCCAGTCAAACTGAATATTATAATTATGACTGGAATTCTAATAATATTAAAATTATACATTTGGACAAAAATTCAAAGCTAATCTTTGATTTTGCATGTGCAGGATATGTTCGAAATAAAGGTATTGAAAAATCATCCGGGGAGTATATTGCATTTTGCGATGATGATGATATATGGTTTCCTAAAAAAATAGAATTACAAATAAATGCTATAAAAAACTCTGGATGTAAAATGTGTAGTACTGATGGTTTAATTGGAAATGGTGTTTATGATAAAAATAAAAAATATAAAAAATATAATGCTGAAGAAAATTATATAACTTTACAAAATATATACAGAAAAAAAAATAGTAATTTACTTGAAAATGGTTTTCCTAAAATTTGGACATTTGATTTTTTAAAAATACATAATTGTATTATTTGTAGTAGTGTTTTAATTGAAAAGAATATTTTAGATAAAATTAATAATTTCCAACTTGTAAAAAATGGTCAAGAAGATTACTTTTGTTGGTTATCTGCATTACAACATACAAATAATTGTTATATTAATGATGTATGTTTTTATTATGATAATAATCATGCTAAAGGAAGAAATTATTAATTAGTTTTTCTAGTTGCTAAAAATGGAAATGTTTTAATATGTTTAGAATCAAAGTTTTCATCCCATGTTTCATCTGGAATAATTATTGTTCCATGTATTTTTCTTGCCACACTTAATATAGACTGATCATGTCTATTATCTTTAAAATATATTCTTTGATTTATATTATAATGATCTGTTATTAATAAAGGATTTATTCTTATTTTATCAAGACAACCTTTAAAAATATTAATAACAGCATCGCATTTTTGCATTATTATTATACCTCCAACTAATTGATTTGATGTTTCTATTATATGATTTTCTGGAACATTAAATGCTGCAAATATTTCTTTTGTAGTATATCTTCTCTCTGGATGATTTAATTGGAAAGAAAGAATTTTTAATTTATTATGTTTTATCATTTCAATATATTCATTAAATCTATTTTTACCATGTAAATTAATTGAACATCCACTATCGGCATATATTAAAAAATCACCGTTATTTATTTCTTGTAATTTATTAAGAATTATATCAAATTTCCATATCCAATAACCACCTCCTCTATTCAAAGATAAAATTTTTTCAAATTCTTTTACAAAATCATTAGTTAAATCTTCTTTTCCATAACAGTTAATTGAATTAAACCAACCTGTATTTTTTGCTTCATTATATATTCGTTGTTTTGCAATGTTATATTTTTCATCACCATAAGAAATAAAATGTATTTTTTCCATATAATAAATATATATATATATATATTTATATTTATATAAATATATTTATATAAATATAAATATATTATGACTTTAATATTGGTTCCATATAGAGATCGACAAGAACATTTGATTATTTTTATTAATAAATTGGCTCCACTTTTAAAAAAACACATTGCTAATGTTAAAATAGTAATTATAGAACAATCACAAGATAATAAAAGATTTAATAGAGGAAAAATTCTGAATGTTGGATTTAATGAATATCATAAAGATTTTGATTATTTTTTTACACACGATGTAGATACACTACCTTATGAAAATACTATTATTAATTTATATAATAAAACCGATCAAGATATTTTCAGAATTCACTCTGGACATCATGTTTCTTTGGGTGGTATTGTAAAATTTAAATGTAATACATTCAAAAATATTAACGGATTTCCAAATAATATTTGGGGATGGGGTCTAGAAGATGAAGCATTATTTACTAGAGCAATGATATCTAGTTTTGCAATTAATGATTATCAAGTCAATTCAAGAAAAAATTTTGTATTTTTACCACATCAATCATCGTTTAGAAACATTAATTTAGAAAATGATTTTTATAATAAAGATAAAGAAAAATGTTTTTGGAGATGGAATCATGATTTTAATCCAGATACAATAACAAATGCTGAAAAAATGGAGATGAAAATTACAAACGGGTTGGATGATATTGAATATAAAATCATAAATAAAGAAATTATAAATGATTATATAGAAAAAATAGTTGTTGATATATAAAATATTTATAAATTTTATATATTTTATAATATATTTAATATAAATATTATTATTAATAATATATTATTAATGATTAAAACACATGTTATTATTGCTCATTATAATGAGAATTTAGATTGGACTAAAAATTTAATATATCCATATACAATTGTTTCTAGAAACAATATACCAAAAGAATTCGCACCAAATAAAGGATATGAAGCATCTGCATATTTAGAATATATTATAAATAATTATGACAATTTACCTGATATATGTATATTTGTCCATGGTCATCGCAATGATTGGCATCATAAAGAAAATATTGATGAAAAAATAAAAAATTTAGATTTTTCACATAATTATTATAATATTAATGATTTTAAAACTGATTACTTAAAAAATCACATTGGAGCATTTAATATTCTTAAAAATTATATTTATATATTTAATAATATATTAAATAAACAAATAACAGTTGAAAATATTAAATATAAACCATGTTCTCAATTCTATATTAAAAAAGAAAATATTTTGATTCACTCAAAAAATATTTATAAAGAATTATATAATTTTTTAATGATAACAAATATTCCATCTTATTGGTCGGGACGATTTTTTGAATATTTATGGCACTTTATTTTCACAAATAACTATGAAGATATAGATTAATATTAAAACAATATTTTACAAATAAATTATTCAATTGTATAATCAATATTTTCTATATATTTTCTTGTTTGATGCCTATTAGTTCCTGCTCCATAATAAGTTTTTATTTCATTTATTAAAGAATTTTTATCTGTTATCGATAACCAATGGTCTACATCGCTATTCCATGGAAAATTTGATTTATATTTTACATAACCTTCATTGTATAATAAATTAATATCCATTGGCAATGATACATCTATTAATTCTTTATTTGAATCATATATATTTTTATTTATACACATTACATTATTATAATCATACAAAGATAATATATGATAATTATTTTTATTATAAAAATCATATCCCTGAGATAATGAATAACCAAAAAAATGATCACTAGCCCACGAATATGATTCATTAAAAAGAACTTCAAATTTTATTGGCGGAGGAATTTTTTCATTTATTTCAGATATTATTATTTTAGGTGTATAATTATCTAATAATATTTGTCTAATTACCGCCAAATCATAACCATCTATATCTATCTTTAAAACATCTAAATTTTTTGGTACATTATGTTGTTCAAAAATTTCTAAAACATTATTTGGTGTTAAAATTTTATGTAAAATTTTATAATTAGACGACACCTTTTTTTCAGCCATTAAACATTTATGTTTATCACCTTCAATATATAAACCCCTATAATTAAAATCATTATTGAATATATTTAAGGGATCCTGTGTTATACCGTCTCCACAACCAATATTTACTATATATCTAGATTCACAAATATTATTAACTAAATTTTTTAAAGACATAATATATATTTACTTATTTATATCTTTATATATTTATATATTAATTATTATTTAAGTTCTTACAAACTAAAAATCCATTTCTTGTATTTCTATTTTCTTCAATAATTTCCCATTTTTTAGGTTCAGATTTGATTTCTTCTACTATTTTTGTACATTT